GTTAATTCTTACGGCGGCGCAGTATTCCAGGGACAGGCTATTTACAGCATCCTGAAGCGCCACAGCGCGTATAAAAACATTTACATTGATGGCATTGCCGCCAGCATTGCGAGTCTCATCGCGATGGCCGGCGACACTGTATATATGCCGGAAAACGCCATGATGATGATCCATAATCCATTGTCATGGGGTTTTGGCAACGCCAACGATCTGCGCAAGGAAGCCGAAACTTTGGACAAGGTTCGAGAAGCTATGATCCCCGCTTACCTCAATAAGGCTGGGGAGAAGCTGACCGAAGAGAAGCTCATCGAGCTGCTTGATGCCGAAACATGGCTTACAGCGCAGGAGTGCCTGGACTATGGCCTGTGCGATGAACTGCTTGCCGAAAAGAAGGCGGCGGCGAGCATTAACGCGGAAATATTCGCAGCATTCTACAAAAACATACCCGAAAACATCAAAACAATGTTGTCGTCGTCACCCGTGGACAGCCAAAAAGAGGCTGAAATGAAGGTGAGAGCAGCAATGCTCAAGGAGTCAAAATCTAACCTGGAAAGGTTAAATAAAATTATGGAGGATATATACCAATGAGTGCAACCCTGTATAAACTGAAAAGTGATTTGTCAATCGTGGGCGCTGAGTTAAAAAATGTTGAGGAAGAAATTCGAAATAAAGTAGCCGATCCTGCTGTTCCAATCGAAGAAATCCATAACCTTAAAACTAAGGCAAAAGAGCTTCAGGAACGCTTCGATACTTTAAAAGCCATGCACGACAGGCTTGAAGCCCAGGAAAAAGCCAAAATTGAAGCATTGCGGCAAAAAAACCCTGTCCAAAGCGCAAAAACCAGCGCGGATAAAATCATTGCTGCCAAAGCAGAGTTCATCCGAGCTAAAATATTAAACCGTCCCATGTCTCCTGAGGCGCAAGAAATCCTGGGCGCAGACATCACTGCCCCGCTGATTGCGATCCCTGCAGGCGGCGACAACGTGACCGGCGGCGAGAACCTTCTGCCGACTACCCAGTCCAAAGAGATAATCGCCGAGCCTTTCGTCAGGAACCCACTTCGCGGCAAAATCACCATGACATCTATCGCCGGCCTGGAGCTGCCGAAGATCGCTTTTGAGCTTGACGAAGATTCCTTTATTACCGACATAGAAACAGCCAAGGAAATCGAAGCGACCGGCGACAAAGTTTCGTTTGGTAAGTTCAAGTTTAAAGTCAAGGTCCGGATTAGTGACACCGTGCTGCACGGCTCCGACCTTGACCTGGTGACTTACGTTGAAAACGCCCTGCGTTCCGGCCTTGCAGCGAAGGAAAAGAAAGTTTCGTTTGCACACGGAACCGGTCCTGATTCTCCGTTGCCTGTCGTCGCTGCTGAAAAGCACATGAGCTTTTATGAGCTCAACGATGAGGGCACCTCCGTCATCACAGAGGTCCAGGGCGAAGATATGTTTGAGGCCATCACTAACGCTATTGCCGACTTACACGAAGATTTCCGCGAAAACGCACAGGTATGTATGCGCTACAGCGACTATGTAACCATGCTAAAAACACTTAGCAACCAGTCCGTTTCGCTGTACGGCAAGCAGCCGGAAGAGATTATTGGAAAGCCTGTATTTTTCAGCGATGCTGCGGCCATCTACGACACCGACGGCATTTACGGACGCCCCATTGTCGGCGACTTCAACTACATGCACCTGAACTACGATCCGGCAGTTGTCTACGATTCCGACAAGGACGTGGACAAGGGCGAATACATCTGGGTGCTGACTGCCTGGATCGACCAGCGCAAGAAGCTTGCATCGGCCTTCCGCATTGCCAAAGTTGTCGATGCGGAGCTGTAGAAGTCTCTAGAAGCGAAATTTGCGGCCAGGAGGCATGAATAATGCCCGGAATGACGTTACTTGATAAAGTAAAGCAGCACTTGAGAGTTGACGGAAGCGAGGCCGACGTGCTCCTCGCTTCCCTTGTTTCCGCAGCAAAACAATATTTGTTGAACGCAGGAGTGCATGAGCCGGAAGCAGGTGGGGAAGAAGAACCTGGCAACGGCAAGCTGTCTTTGTACGAGCTTGCCGTTGCCTTGTATGTAAGCATGATTTTTGATGGCGACGACAAAGGCAAGCTTGACCGTGCGATGACGGCCATAATCCTGCAAATTAAAGACTATAGCGGAGGTGGAGGTGAGGAATCCGCATGAAATACCCGGTAATTAAGAATTTTCGTGATAAATATACCAAAATTCGCTACAAAATAGGCGATATATACGAAACAGAGGATGCAAAGCGAGCGGAGTATTTACAAAGCAAAAATGCGCTTGGGGAGCAGATAGACAAACCGGCGGATAAACCAGAGCCGGGGACTAAACCAGAATCGGTAACAGCGCAACACGATACTATTGAGCCTATCAAGTCTATTGGTGGCGGCTGGTATGAGCTCCCGGACGGAACACGCATACAGGGTAGAGAAAATGCCGAAAAAGCCCTGAGCGATACCGCCGAAAACGCTTCAAGCGACAGCGAAAACGCCCTAAATGGTGGTGAAAAAGCATGATACTACCTCAAAGCTGGACTCAGTTAAGCCAAAAAACCCTTGCCCTGGAAACCATTACCTGGGACGGGAAAAAGAAGGCTGATACTGTAACTGTGCCGCCGGCACGCGGTCCCGTCTTGATAGCGATCGACAATGCGGGCCAGGCGGAAAAGGCGCTGACTGTTACGCTTGGGCAGAAAGTCAGAATAGACGACACCAACGCTTCGGCCCAGATCGGCGAAGGCGATACCGGCGTTGTCACCGTTACATGCGACGAACCCGGCCTTGAAGGCGAAAAATACAGCATCAAAGTAGTCGTTCCCGAGGCTGACAAGGCGACAGACCTTGAAGTTGCGCTTGAAGGGACAGTTATAACGGTAACCCTGGCGATGAAAGCGGATAGCGATACATTTATCCCCGACGATACCAAAAATACTGCTGCGCTTGTTGCCGCCGCCATAAACGGAGAAGGGGAAACCGGAATCCCCGGTTTTACCGCCGAGGCATCCGGGGGCGGCGCTACACCTTTTACTGACGCCGTCGAACCCGTCCAGTTTTCTGGTGGTACGACCGACATATATTTCCCGCAGTATGATTCCGAAGGGCAAGAGCTTGCGCTAACCGTAACGGGTGAGCAGAGACGAATATTCGGCCCGTTTGATTATTTCCCCCGGTTTTTAGGCGGGAAGATTACATTGACAGCCAGTGAAGCGCCGACAGACAAAGATGTGACCGTCGTACAGGTCCAGGAAATACATGCGACGGCGAGGTGAAGGCGATGAGGACGAACTCCGGTGTAAATCCCGGTGATCTCCGCCACCGAATCCTAATCCTGCAAAAAGTTGCAACTACCACCGACTCTGACGGCTACCCGATCGA